TGGCGTCCGAGATCGCGGCCCTGTATCCGGCGGAGGTGCTGAGATACCCATCGGAGCAGCGCCGCCACGACCGCGACATGGAGCCGGTGCGACGGGCGCGGGAGTTGCTACGATGACCCCCGACCAAGCCCGTCGCCACGCCGACACGCTTGCGGCCATAGCGAGCCTGGACGCGGCGAGGGCGTTTTTGGTCCGGCAGTTGGAAGCGATCGAGGCCGCCGCGCGGGCGGCGAGGGAGGGGTGATGGACGTGGCAGACGAATACAACATGACGGTGCGGCAATGGGCGCTGCTGGAAAGGCTGCGCTTGGATGAATTTGTGGCTTGGTGGGAAGCCGGCGGGTCGGGCAACAACATGGATGGCATTCCCGCAAATGCCTTTCCCGCCACGCAGCCGGTCCCAGATTGGGATGAACAGTATCGCGGATGGGGTGGCGCATGACCCGCCGCGCGCTGCTGCTCGCCGCCGCGCTGGCGTGGCCGGGGGTGGGGTGGAGTCAACCAGCGCAGAAGTGCTTGGTCCTGGAGGGCGGCGGGATAAAGGAAGCGCCGCGCGATCCGTCTAAGACAATACAGGTGCCGTCAGTGAGCGGAGAGCCGGTGCTTAGTGGCGGCAGTGGACCGGGCAGCGGCATGCTTAGGGCGCTGTGCGAGCGGCTATCCCCGGAAGCCATCGCCCAGCTACAGCCCCACCGCTACACCCCCGCCGAGATCGACCGGATGCGGGCGGCGGTGCGGAAGAAGCTGGCGGGCGTGGATGGCAGACAACAAAAAAGCCCCAGACCGCAAGGTCTGAGGCTTCCATCTTGCGCCCGCCCGCCGCGACGGGTAGCCTGACGTTCTTCGGGTCTAGGTGGCCACCCGGTGGCGCCGCCAGTCCTTCGGGATCGGCGGCGTTGCTGTTTGTGGGCTACCCCAGCACCTTCGACGCCGCCAGCACGTCCAGCACGGCATTCCCCACGCTGACGATCTTCGCCACGCTAGCGGACGGCAACGCGCCCGGCAGAGACCCCGGAGCCGCCGCGTCGCAGACTTGGGCAACCGCCTTCGCCGTCGCGCCGACGACGTTCGCCCCAACTGGCAGCACCCAGGCACCCGACGCCGTGCGGCACGCAAGCTGGCCGAGGGCGTTCATGTCGCTGACGTGCTGGGCTGCGGCCTTGTCGCCGGCAGCGGTCAGGGACTGCTCGACGACGGGGTTGACGGCCTGGCACGCGGCGAGGGCGAGGAGGGCGGTCAGGGGGAGGTAGCGCATTGCGTTGGTCCTGTCAGTTAGGGTAAGGGGTGATGCCAGTTTGATCCGGCGATAACCTGGGCTTGTCTGGAAGCACTGCGGCGGCGCATCAGCGCATGTCTGGCGAAACGGAGGGATTGGCACCCTTTGATCCGCCCCGGAATGGGTAACGTCAGCAAGCGGACCTGCCTCCGCGCCGCAGCCACCCGCCTCACCACGCTCCAACCGTCGACGGGGCCTGACCTGCCGGACCTTGTGAACGGGCGTGGGAGGGTGGTCACTGTTTCTGAGCCGTAACCTTTGTCGCCGCCGTATTGCTTGACCCGAGCCAATACCCGACAACCATGATGGCGAGGTTCTTCACCACCTCAACCAGCCCGGTCAGCGTCGGCTGGTCCTTCATCGTGAAGGCCGACACGCACAGGCCCCCGAAGTAGGCCAGCACGATCAGCGAAACGATCATCGGCGCGATGATGGGCGGCTTGTGCTCCGTCACGACCGGCGCGGCGGGTGGCGGGGTGTCGCTCATGATTTGGCTGCCTTCTTCTTGGCGATGACATCGGCCGCGATCTTCTTCACTTCCTCGGCGGACAAGCCCTTGCCTGGGTTAAGCACTTCGGACAACCACGACAGCCCCCTGATCGCGCTGAAGGTGCCGTTGCCGTTTGCGCTGGCCTCGCCGAGCGTTGCCGCCTTGCGTGGATCGTCGCTCATGTCAGTGTCCCTTCACGCTTTCGCCCGACACCCCAGATCGGCGTCACGGGCAAAAATTTGCGCGTCGCTTTGTCTGCATCTCTGCGCCAAGCGAGCCGGTCTTTCAGAGACAACTGACGCGCCCACAGCAGGCCGTTTGCCCACCAATACTTGGGGATACGGTCGCGCATCGCGATTGCCATCACCCGACCCCCGGAACCAGCACCGGAATCGGCACGCTCTGTTCGGTGTAGAACTTCGTCTGCCCCCACCATACGGGGCACAAAAACACAGTGCGCGACACGTAAAACCACGGCCCAGGCTCCATGCTCGCCGGCAGGTTCATGGACACCGTGAACTTCAGCGCCATGGTGGACGTGAACCCCAATCCGTTCACTGCTGGAGCCAGTGGCGCATACCGACGCTCGCCGTCGTCGCCTTCCCGAAAGAGAATATGCACGCCGACCCGGAAGCACGATGGTTGCGGGTCAGTCTCCATCCGCACGGCCAGCACCCATGATTGATAGGCGAATACGAGCACAACGCCGAGGCCGAGGGCGATCAGGGAGGCGATGAGTTTCTTCATGGCGCGACCCCCGCGAACATATCGCCCGTCACCAGCGGCGCGGGCTTCGGCCGAGGGACGAACATATCCGCTTGGCGGTAGGCGGATTCGATGCGGCGGCAGGCTATGTCGAAGTACTTCGGCTCTATCTCGCAGCCGATGAACTTCCGGCCGAGGCGGGCGCAGGCTACGCCGGTTGTGCCGGAACCCATGAAGGGGTCGGCCACTACACCAGAAACCTTCTCAACACAGAATTGCATGACCTTAACGGGCTTCTGCGTCGGATGCTCACGGTCAGATTCCGAACGCGGCGCGTCACAGACCCGCACAACCGCGTCCATGTTGGTCCATGCAAGTTCCGCCTCAGCAAGTGTAAAGCCGCGTTCAGGCTTGTTCCACACAAGCCAGCAACGCGAGGGCGGTAGTTCAAAATAGTTGCCGCCCCACACTATCGCCTGCTTCTGACGCATAATCCACGCGAGGATTTCAGCGTCCGGCGGCTGTGCGTCCCAACTATTCCGAACCAATTTCTGGCTGTCAGCCTTGCCCCATCCGCGTCCAAACCCACCCTTCCAGACGTGGGCAATCCCATAAGGCGGATCGGTAACAACCGCATCCACCCCGCTCAACCCCGGCAACACATCCCGGCAGTCGCCTAGCGCAAGTCTGGCGTCCCCAATTTCTACCCACTTAACCACGGCCGCCCCTCGCCCGATATGCGGTCTTGTGCATCGTCCGGCACGCCTTGCAGACCCGCGCGCCCTTTGTATTAACGTAAAGATTATCGCCACTGAGTGGATGGTTGCGTTTGCAGTGAGTGCGGCTTCGACGCGCTTCTGCCGCTGCGACTATACCGAGTGAGGTGGCCCTCTCCCACGCTTTCGGCAAATGCCCCCGTGTCGCCACATGATAGCACTCACGAGAACAGAAACGACAATCCCCGGCCTTAATATCCTTCGGCTTACGCCAGAATTGCGTGTTGCATGTCTCGCAAAGGAAATCCGCTCCCCTGCGGAGCGCCGCTGATACCGCCGCCCGACGTTCTGCGGAAACCTTCAAGCCATGGCAGCCCTCTCCGCCATCCGTCAAATTGAGCAGATCAGCGCCTTCCGCCCGGAATTTTGCTATCCAGAATTGTTCGCGGCTTTGCCAATCAGCGCCTTGCACATTTTCCAGAAGCTGGATACCAAGCCGCGCCCCATCCTCAATCTGTTTCCGCAGCCACCTCCCAACCGGGAGACGAGGGCGTCGCACGGCTTCTGCAATGTGCTGTTTATGGCGCTGGTGCAGGTAACGACTGGTTTTTCCTACATACCGAACACGCCCCGACCCCGTTTCAAAAAGGGCGTATATCCGCACCCATGGCGTGGCGTCGCCAATAACCTCTACGCGCGTCATGGATGCGGCGCCTTCACAAACCGATCCCAAATCCACTGGACGAACAGCGTCCCCGCCGCGCCGAGGACCGTGATCAGGATCGTGCCAACCGCCGCCCACTTCTTCGCGCGGAACGATTCCTGCGACTTGCGCCGCTCATCGACCCAGCGCAGATCAGCCGCGAGGCGCAGCATGTCGTCCGGGTCTGTGATGTCGTAACCGATCTGTAGGAACACATGCGACAACTCGCTACGGCCCCCAGGTGGCATAAAAAACCTCCATCAGCCAATCCCCGAGCGTCCGATCCCGCAAAAACATCAGGCCGACCAGCCCAATCAGAACCCCAGCAGCCACTGCACCAACATTTCCATCACCGCATGGACCACCGGGCGCCCCGCCATCGTTATTCCCGCCGACGCGGCCATGACGATTAGGGAATGACGCCAACCTAACCACGGAAAATTACCGCGTTTTTCACGATGTTGCCGAGGGCGCGTTTGTCTGTCTGGTTTTCGGGGCGTGCGCCCATCCAGGTCAGTCCCCTTGGTTTGACAGCGGTTGCCCGCTGTGCAGCATCGTGAACGTCATCTCCGCTCCTCAAGCGCGGCGGTGGGCGTAGGCTCCTGGCGGCGTTCGCAGCGTCGTCAGGGGCTGGGTTCAGCACTTCGTCACAATACCATTCGTTACAGCCATGGTGGAAGCGTTGATCGACGAGCACGACACCCCGCCCTGCGGCACCAACACACCATTGACGTTGACTTGCCCCGCCGTCAGCGACAGGACAGACGCCACGGCGGACGTGGCGAACGCGGTGCATTGAACGCACGTCGGAGAAGCCTCAATCGTCACGGCCGGCGGTGCCGCGTATCCAGCGCCCGCCGCGTGGTGGCCGCGCCGCTCGTGCCGCTTGTGCAAAGCTGCCCCGTCGAATCCATCGTCTGTGGGTATGTATCCAGCCCGGTCACGTTGATGGACGCGCACCCTCCGGTCAATACTTTCGCGGACTGCGCATGCCCGAGAGTTGGCACGCACAGAACAGCAGCCGCCAGCAGGACGGAACGCCAAGGGATCATTTTAGGCTCCTGGGTATAAGGGAATGTGAAGCCGGTCACGCTAAAGACGTTCCGTCACCTGCGCGGCCCAGCGCCGCCGGTCGGCGGACTGGTATGGGAAACTCACGTCCGCAATGGCCGCGAGCCGACCGAATATCGCCTCTCGCTGAATATAACTTGACGCCGTGTCGGGCAGGAAAAAGACATTTGACCCGGTGTCGGCGGTGACAAGCATGTCGTCAACCGTGCCCCATACTTCGGAAGTTAGCAGAGATTCAAAGGCAATATTCCAACGGCGGCGTCGGAAATTCAGTGCGGGATATTCCTGCCCACCGCGCGTGATGACGTCGCCGCGCGAGACGTCGCGCCCGACCGTGGAGGAATAGCCGATCGACCGCGCCGGCAGCCACGCGGGGCCGGCGAACATCAGCGGGACATTCAGGAAATTGTCAGGATTGCTGGCGTCCGATATCGTGACTTCAAGATAATCCGCCGTCGTGTTCGCCGACAAAACCGCCACCGCCTGCCCGTAACCAGACACGGGCGACACCGTAACCGTCGCAACCGTGGTCGGGCCTGTGTTTTTGAGTGTGAACGTAACGGTAGCGGAGGATGTCAGGTTCGTTCGGAACACGCCGAACGCCCGCCAGACCGTGGCCGAACCCGGCGTCACGGTGACGGTGACACCCGTGACGACGGTCGCGGCCGTCTGCCACGCGTCCGCGGAGGAACCCGAATCCGTCTTCAGATTTTCGGCGCTGAGGGCCGCCGAGGATGCCGTAACCGTCGATGTCTTTACAATATTTGTCCAGCCGACCACCGCGCTCATATCAACACCGTCACGGTTAGAGTTGCGTCCGCAGTCCGCATATTGTCACCGACCACCTGACCTAGCGCGCCGCCCGCGAGATCGTCCATGGGCCACGCGACGGTAACGACGTTTCCGATATCCAGGCCCAGCCCAATATCCAGCGGCACGACGATATCAAGTAGCCGCCGCCTCACGCCCCACAGCGCGCCCCATGCCGTTGCCAGGGCCGTTGCGTCGGCTGTCTGGTCCAACGCCGTGGGCACGGGTCCGATATCGTTCGGGCGGGCATAGGCGGTTTGCACGGCCGCATCCGACCACGAGGATGAAAAACCCGTTGACGCTACGAACTGAGCGCGTGTCTGGTTAATCGTCGGATTGAGGCCGGACGTCTGCACCGTGGTATTGTAACGATATCCGGCCCGGATGCGCCACGCGGGCGGCGATACATCATTCGGGAGCGCACGGGCCACTACCGAAACGGCCGTTGACGTATCCAGAATCGCGACGGGCGTTTCGGTTCCAGCTAGCGCCCGCAGGACAAACAGCCCCAGCCGGCCATCCCGCTTCGGAACGAGTTTCGCGCCCAGCCCCACGAGTATGGCCGCCAGCGCCGCCACGCCCACCGTGGTATCGCCCGCCGGGAAATACCATCCGCCCGTCGCGGGATGCGCCGCCGCCGCCACTGCGAATTCGGTCGTGTCGATAAATTGCGCCGGAAGCGCGGCGTCCTCGGTCAGCAGGTAGCGCGCGATTTCGGCCAGTTTGTATTTATAGCCCGCGACCGGGAAATGTCCGGCAGCGTCAATGGTGACCTGATAAACCGGCTCCGTTCCGAGTTGGAATAATCCCCGCGAATCATCGGTCCGGTATTTTCCCGGAGGCGTGGTGCCAATATACAAATTCGTCGTGTTCGCGTCGAACAAGTATGTTCCGACACCACCCTCCCAGACGACAAGGGTCTGACCGGGGCCGTCGTTATACTGGTAGATCAGATTTACCGGGTCGATCAGGACTGGCGCGATGTTTCGCGCGATGCCCCGCAATTTTGGTTTTGTCAGACCCGCGAGGCCGGCAGAGCCATCGTAAAAGCCCGCCCCGCCGTACTGCGTCGTTTGGATTGGCCGGTCGAGGCACTGCGTTGCATCCCGCAACGGGATGTTTAGTTCCCTGTTTTCGAGGCGCCATGTGGACTGGACACCCGCGAATAATGAGAACATGCCGGCGGATGGCGGGTCGGTCCAGTAGCCGCGCGTTCCGTCGAACGTCTTGCGTCCGTATTTTATTACGACGTCGCGTCCGTCGTTGTTCCAAGTCGCCATCGAGTTATAGAGACCGTCTGGGTTCGCCAACGTTAGCGTTCCCCAGGCCGTTGCCACGCCGGGAGCGCCTGGCGACAATTCCACGGCCCGCGTCAACATGATCGCGTCGGATATCCGAGCCGGATACGCCACCAACCCGCCGGGGTCGGTCGAGGCCGTGCGATAGCCAACATCTGACGCATAGACCGTGTGATCGCCCACGCCAGGCTCGGACGCGTCAAATTCGGCCGTCACAAAAATGCCGGACTGCGGCGACGGCACTGTCGGGAGAGGCAGCGACGTCACGCCGAACGCGTCCGCATCGGCGATCCCGACCGGATACAGGGCGACAATCAGGCTCGCCGGCAGATACCGCCGACGCAGGGACACCAGCGATGCTGGTGCCTCGCCCGGATCGACGGGGCGGCGAACCGGCATTGTTAGGGCATTTCCTCGAATGTCACAGAGCCATTGCAGACCAGGGTCGAAAGCGCCGTGTCAATCGAAACGACAAACGCGCCGGACAACCCGATCACCGGCGGACGATGCAGCACGGGCGGCGTCCAGATGAACCCGTTGATCGTGTTCCAAACGTCATCCCACAGGTCGATCGCGGTGCCGCTCGTGGTTGCCTGCGTCGTATCATTGATTCGCGCCGTCGCCGTGGCGGCGGCGTCGCCGGACAGGTACGGCTTCACCGTGCCCGCCCCGCCGCCCGAGCCTGTCGTGACCGTGACCGGCAGATATCGCAGCCGCAGCCGCGCGTTGAATACCGAAGTCCCCGTGATCTGGCCGAGGTTCACCGACTGCACCGCGAGGATTTTCGTGGCCCCGGCGTAGAGGGCAATCGCGTCCTGAACCGCCGATATCGTGACCCCGGAGAAACCGACTGTATAGAGACGACCGGATGCCGGCATGTGTAGCTCCTAGTTAAAGCGCGAAAATCTTGTTCGCGCCGTTGTCCCATGCAATGGGTATGTTGCCGCCGTTCGTCGGAAGACTAAGACCGTTAATATAGCATATCAGATTATCAGTCGCGGCCGAACCAGTATCCAGGTAGACCGCCAACGCGGCCACGGTAAAACCGCCCGGCACGGCTACTAGCGTGATGTCGGCCGCGTCAAAGACGCCGTTCGTGACGGTTTTACTCGCCAACGCGCCGGACGTCGCGATTGTGGCCGCCGTGATGGACGAGCGGTATTGATGCAGTGCGGAATATGTATACGCGGCCGTGAGCAGCGCGACCTTGAACGTGCCAGAGACAAGGTTGATCTGGGCGGTTAGCAGGGACTCTTTCGCTAGCGGATATATCGCTGACATGCTACCTCGGCCGGCTATCGGTTTGGGCCACTTGCTGCCGCAGCGCGACCACCTCGTCCCGCAACCGCTTCAACTCGGTCTGCAAAACCTGCGTCTGCGTCCGCGTCTCTGCTTGCAGCACGGAAGCAGTCAGGGTGTCCGTTGTCAGCAGCGACGCCTTGTCAAGCGCGTCCAGAACGCGACGGTAGTCCGAGGCATATCCGGCGCCACCACCGTTGACCGTGCGGGAAAGCGACAGGAACGTGTCGGCGGACGATGTGATGTTCGACAGCGCGGAATAGTCGCCCTCCGCGGCCAGCCTCGAAACGCCGCCGAACTGCTGTGCCGCTTGGGTATATTGCGCCATCGGCGACAGCGGCGACGCGGACGATGTGCCGAGGCCGCTGGCATAGTCCGCCAAGCTGCTGACAGTGGTCGAGGCGTTGGCGGAAATCCGGTCATTGTATTGCTTCTGGATCGACAGCCGCTCCTCGCCGAGCGTCTTTTCCAGCAGCGCCATCTGATCGGCATACGCCGACGCGGACGTGAACGCGTCGCCCCAGATGCCTTTGAGTGTGTCGGTCAGGGATTCGCGCTCGTGCGCCGCCTGCGTATCGAACGCAAGCAGTTGCGCGCCCATCGCATCGGCCGAACTGCCGGTGTTCGATGCCCGCGCGGACGCGAAACGAAGCGTCAGGTTTTCATCCATGACGCGGGTTTGCGCGTTGACCTGCTTCATAACCGCGCCGGTCGCGTCGTTCCACGCCGTGGATAAATCCTCGGTCGCGATGCCCAGGCCCTTGGCCTTTTCAATCGCGGCGGAGAACTGTGAGTTCAGGGTTTCCAACGCCGTCGTTGCGGTGCCGTTGTTGACCTGGGTTTTCAACGCTTCAAGCGCCGGAACCGTAGTCTTGACGAAATTCAGGATGTCGCTGACAACGTTTTGCAGATCGCCCGCGTTGTCGAACGCCCTGTCGTTGAGCGCCCTGTCCAGCACTTCGTTATTCGCGTCGAACCGGAACCCGCCGAACGCATTGCCCAGGCTTTGAGCCTTTGACGGGTCGCCCGCGCCGCTGCCTAGCTGCGTGATGCCGCCGAGACTCGCGACCCGTAACCCAGCTTCCGAGAAGAACTGGTTCAGAGCCGTAACGCCTTCGTGCGTGGCATCGAAAAGCGCCTTTGCGCCCTCGTCCTTTTGCACCACCTCTTTGCCGGTTTTCAGATACCCGTCCGAATCGATACTCAGGCCGATGCTCGAAAACGACGATGGGGCTTTCGGACCGATCAGACCACCGCCACCGCCGCCCAACGTCCCGCCCAACAGCCCGCCGATCAGCGCGCCGACCGCCGTCCCGATGCCAGGGAATATGACCGTTCCCGCGTAAGCACCCGCCAACGCGCCGCCTGTTGCGCCGACACCCGCGCCGATCTGTGGCGCCGGACCGACCTTGCCAAGCGAGCCCTGGACCGCGCCGCCCACTAGTGAACCGGCCGCGAACCCGGCGCCGGCACCGCCGATAACGCCGGACGCGGCGCTGCTGAACGTGGTCCCAAGCGCGCCCTGGATCGCCACCGGGCCGGCCTCGCCAGCGGGTAGGGCCGCATAGGCTGCGCTGCTGGCCGGCAGGGAGTTGAACAGTTCCGGCGCCACGTAGGCCCCGACAGAATCCAGGAACGGCGAAACCGTTCCCGTGCCGCCAGTGAATGCGCCGTATGCGCCCTTGCCAAGAGAATACAGATTTGACAGCGTTCCGAAGTCGAACCCGCTGCCCGATGAGCCGCCGCCGACGACCTTGCCAAGAACGCCGCCGATGTCGCTGAGCGTCGTCCGCGACCCGCCGAACGCCGAATTCATCAGCGGGTTGATAATCGCGAGTTTCACCGCCTCGGCGACGACGGCTGAAATCGCGCCCTTCGCGATATTGCCGAAATTGACGGCCGCGCCAGAACCCGAGACGAAAGCGTTCGTTATCGCGTTTTGCAACTGCGAGAAAATGTTGCTCGCGATATTCCCGAGTTCATCGATGGCGCGGCGCTGTCGCTCGATGGCTGTTGCCGCGTCGGCCATAGCGGCGGCGTTAGCAATAAGCCGCTCTTTCTCCTCATCGAGAATGCCAGGCATCGTTTTCGCGATGGCCTGGCGCTCTTTCTCCGCCGCAAGCGTGCGGTTCCGAGCGTCCTCTGACAGCCCGATCGTCTGCGCCTCGACCTGGAGATATTCAAGTTGCTGGCCCTGATCGAACAGCGCGGACCCCGCCGCCGTTTCCTGGCGCGCACGAGACAGCGCGTCATACCGATCCACCAGGACCGTTACGGTTTCGGCGTATTGCTTGGTCCGGGGATCGGCGAACGCCAACGCATCCGACTGCGCCTTGATGACGTTCGTTGCGTGATCGGCAGCGGCGGCGCCGTTCTTCCACGCGTCCGCAACGGACAGTTCGGACTTGATCTGGAGGTCGGTGGCGCGGACTAGCTTTTCCGCTGGACCGATGGCGTTGTAGAAAGAGACCTGTGCGGTTTGCAGCGCCTCACGGAGTTTCGCGACGGACGCGGACGACGTGTCGCCTTGCTCGGCCAGATCGGCGAGCGCCTTGGTATACAGCTTGATATCGTCACTGGCGGTCTGAGCGGTGCCGGTTGGGGTTGTGTTCCCCGCCCGCTGCAACGCCTCGTTTATGATAACGCGTGGGTCGTTGACAACGCCTGTGTTCGCGCCGCCCGTGCTGTCCCACGTCCCGCCGCCGCTAAGCGTGCCGCTGTTGACGTTGGCCCCGCCAGGTAGAAAGGAGCGATACCCCGACCCCGTAATGTTCTGAACGAACTTCTCGGTTTCTTCCGGGATGGAGCCGACTTGGCCGGTTGTCTTAATTCCTTCCAGAAGCGCATCGACCCTGGCCGGACCCCAGTTGTAGGCCATCGCCACAAGGCCGGGATTCCCGTCGTACTTGGCCCACAAGTCGTTAATGACCTTCAGGCCGGCGGTGATGTTCCCTGATTGAGTGGTCAGGTCGTTACCGCCTGCATTTCCCGGCATAACCTGCATCGTGCCGAGCGCGCCTGCCGGGGATGTCAGAACGCCGCCACCCTTGGCGAACTGCTGGCCGCGCGATTCCTGATACGTTAGGCGTGTGGCAAAATCCGCCTGAAGCGCCGACACGGACGCATTACCGGCAAAATTGCGCTGTTCGGCGATGCGGTAAATCTCGTTCGAGACATCCTGCGGCAGCCTGTTATCCGGCGTGATCACCACCGGATTGACGCTGCCCGTGGAAGCGCCCGGTATAACGCCGCCCTTGCCGGTATTTGTGGCGGCTTCCCACATGCCCTCGATGCCACGGACGACCGTCGCCAGAGCGGACACAGCGGTCGCAGCCGCATTCGCGATGCCGGTGCCGAGCGTCTGGACAAACGACTGCCCCTGCCCATCCGTCCGTACGAACGCGGCGCCCAGGTCCTCCAACGCCTTCTGCAACTCGGTCTTGGACGCCTCGGCCGCGCCCTTGGTCTTGCCCTGCACAATCCCCATGATCTCGGCGAACGCGCGGGCGTTGTCGCCCCCAGCAGCCAACGACTTGATCATATCGACCGTTGCCTGGGGGATCGTGCCGCCAAACTGTTTGGCTAGCTGATCCGCGACTTCGGCCGGATGGGATATCGCCCGCGCCAGTTCCTCGGCCGCCGCCGGCAGCGTTACGCCGAGCGCGACGGACAAATCGCCCGCCGTGCGGACCAGGTTTTGAAGCTGCGCCTGGCTGCCTTGAAACGCGGGCTGCGCGGCAAACGACGTGGCCGCCGCACGCGCGTCGCCAGTGCCAAATCCAGACGATGCGGCCACCGCACGCGCGGCTTTCTCGGCCTCGGCCGCCATGGCGGCGTAGTCGTCACGGGAAGCGCGGAGCGTGGCTTGCAGGCCCAGCATTTCGCGCTGTGTCGTTTCGGCCGAATACGCCAGCGCGCCAAGCCCCGCCACACCGACCGCGACAGCGCCGCCGACAGAAACCAGGGGCGACAGGATAGAGGCGATAGCCGGCCCGAGCGCGCGGAAACTGATACCCGCCGATTGAAACGACCCGGCGATCTGCTGGCCCTGCTGGATCGCGATTTGGAAGACGCCCTGGCCGGTGGCGAGGCCGGATACAATGTCCGGTATCTGGACCGACAGCGCACGGGCCGCCGTCGCCGCCTGGTTATGCGCCGAGGCGTAGCGGGTGGCGGTATCGCCCGAACTGTCCATCGCGGCACGCGCGGCCCGGACTTTCGTCGATAGCGTTTCGAGCGTGTTGCTCAACTGCTGTTGCGTCACGTCGCCACGGGCAACGGCCGCCGCGCCGTTTTCTTGCGCGTTTTTCAGTTCGCGCATCGCCCTTTCCAGGGTGTTCGATGCCTTTGTTGCTTCGTCGTTCCGGTTGACCAGCGTCTTGATGCTGGTCCCCATCCGCGTGACGGATTTCTCAACGACATCAGCGGCATCGGCCGTCTTGCGCAACTGCGCCTCAGCGGCCTTCATCGGGCCGGTGATGCCGTCCTCGATCCCGAGCCGTTCGACCTGATCCACCATGAGGCTACCTCGTCGAAATGATCAGGGCGGGACTTTGGGTCGGCCTTCCAGCCGCTTTTCCACCACGCAGTATATACTGTCCGGTGAAGCGGATGGAATAGACACGTTTCGCCTTCAGCGTCGGATACGCGCGGCGCAACATCCGCGCGGTATCAACATACATCGCTGCCGGGACCGAGTAGTCGATTGTCTTGTCGCCGGTCATTTTGGATTGCTCGTCAGCCCGCCGATTGTCCGGCGCGCTGTTCCCGATCGATACCTCAGTGGCGGACGCAGGAACCATTTCGGGTCGGAACTCAGCGGCCCGGATAAATCGCCCGTTCACGCCAACAAAAAAGCTATCGCGGAATTTCCGATTGTCCGGCCGGTTCACCTCGCCGCCAACCGGCGCCCGCCCGCGTAGGAACTCCAGCGCGCGAACAACCGCCGGGCCGAGATACACGAAATTATACTCGATCCGCCCGCCGCCATCGCCCCGAACCTGCGATTCCACCCGCCCGGCCATGCCGTCCACCAGACGGACATAGTCCTCGCTGGCGCGGCCTGACGCGATCAGTTCGGCAAGCCGTGCCTTGGCAAACGCCGCCAAGCGCGCGGACCGGGCGGCCGGCGAGAGATTCTGATCGATGTAGATGCGGAATCTCTCGCTCAGCGCCGGCATTTATTTCGGCCTCCGCTCCTCAACCCACTGAAGATACGTCCCGTCCATGATCCTGATGCAACGGTCCAGGAACTCGAACGTTTCCGGCGAATGGCCATAGCACTCGGACCATGCCAGCACATCGCGCCACGGTATGCGGCCGGGGGATACAGCCCCCATGCCGCCGCCGTGCCATGGACGATCAAGGTTGAGCCGATGCCAGCACCGCCACACCGGCTGGAGCCAGTCGGCGACGTCAGGCGTGGGGATATCCACGCCCTCGATACCAATCAGTGATGATGACGCCGCGCCGCTCCAATCCAAATGGACGCGCAGCGCCACAGTTAGTTTTTTGTTGCGTCCTCGATGTCAAGCGACAGGCCGCGCCCGACCATGCCGGCGGCAATCTGGACCGCCTGGACTAGCTGGCCGTAGTCGGGATCGAGGAGCAGCTTGCGGAAGCCGGCGGCGTCCAGAGGCTTGCCGTCATCGCCTTCCAGCCCGCCGACGTCGAGGAACACATGCTGTGACAGGCATTCGGCGCGAATTGCCCGCGCGATTGCGTTCGGAATCTTGGTCGAGTCGGAATTGAAAGGAACGGCGGCGCGGCGGATGCGTTGGTTATATGCATCGAAATAGGAATCCGTGAAGCCGCGAACCTTCAACCGCATCCCGTCGAATTCATCGCCGGGGTTGATCCACTCGCCGTTTTCGATTGCGTCCGCGTCAACGCGGAGCGCTGCTAGTCTTGCCATAAATCACCATTAGGGGCCAGGGGCGTAACGGCCGACGACAACCGCCCCTGAGCGCTGCCGCCGGCCTAGCTACCGGGACCGTTAGGTCGCCGGCAGTTTGTCAAGTTGTACCGTGCCTCCCCCCGACTGGGGGTTGCCTTCGATGACGTACTTCGCCATCACCGCGCCGTTCGGGCCGCCCGCGACGATCGGGGCGTCCACGATGTTCGCGTTCAGCAACGAAATCGCATAGGCGTTGCCATCGCTGTCCGCCGAGATAAACGACGTGTTAGCGGCCGTGTCCGCCGTGAACCGATCGTAAAGGGTGAAGCTGCTGAAGTAAGCGGTAAAAGAACCGCTCGCGGTCAGGTAGCCAGGCATCACGCCAGCAGCGGCGGCGGAACCCATGCCGAATTCACCGTTCGCCGACGTATTCTCGAAACTCAGAGAAAAGTCGGACAGCGTGACGCCGGCCGGGACGCCCGTGAAATAACAGCCGCGCCAGCCGGTCACCGGGTCGTTCACGCGGCCGGTTGGGGCCGCCAGGATCGCGCCCGTCGAAGCGTCCGTCGTCGCTTTGGTCTCGTCGGACGCGAAAAGGTCAAACGACCCGGACAGGAACGAACCAACCGAACCCTGAAGGGTGCCGCGCGTGATGTAACAGCCCGGATACCGCAGCCAGATGCTCGACGAGAATTTCTTCTGAAGGTAGAACGACTTAAACAGCGTGCTGTTGACGATCGTCTGCGCCCGAACCTTTGCGTTCGTGCCGGTGGGGGTTTCGGTCACGGGAGCGCCGGCCGTGGCTTTCGTGACGGTCAGCGATACCGCCGACGCCTTGGCTGTAATCAACCAAAAATCGTTGTTCGCCGTGTTCGTGAATCCGAGGATGCGAATCCACATCCCCACGGTCAGCGCGTTGAACTTCAGCGCGGTCGTGGATGACAGCGTGGCCGTGACGCTGGACAGGTTTGTCAGCGTGATGTCGGCGGCAACGCCGTTGATCGCCAGCGTGGAACCCCAATCGGCGCCGAGCAGGCCGGACAGCCAGTCGTCAAACGTGCTGTAGGACAACGCGAACCCGATAGACCCGCCCGCAGCAACCTGCGTCGTGAGCGCCGCCGATGCCTCGCGGTTTGACGGGATTTCACCGGGGCGCTGGCGGGTTAGCGTCCGCTTCATGGATTCCGAGGTGTAGCGGATTTGCTGGAATTGCGACGACGGGAGCGTCGCCCATGTGGTTTCCGCCACGTACGAAAGCGAAACCTGGTTCGTTTCAATGCCGGCCTGGTAGCCAGTGGTGGCAGTCATGCCAGGAAACTCCTATGTCGTCGGTTGCGGGGCTTGTTACGCGCGGGTTGTCGATTACTGCCAGCGCACCCACGCCGTCAGGGATGTATTATACCGCCACACGAGTCGGGTGTTCGCTGTTACCCCGGTTGTTCCGCCGTTGATCGTCAGGGTCGTGATGTTTTTTGTCGACACAAAGGTAAACTCGTCGCGGTCGGCGGGTGTGGGCGGGATAACGACGGTCAGCGCCGCTAGGTCGGCCGCCGGATTTACGGTTAATTCGCGGAGTCCGTACGTGGTGGTGATCGTCGCGCCCGTCGTCGGAACCTGGGTATCCCATGACTTCGCAGCAGACCCGTTCGGCGTGTAGCACGTCAAACACAGGTTCGTAGCCCTGATAACCGAACCGTATATATAGTTCAGGCCGAGGCTGGCCGCGTGATTGATCCCGTTCCCGCCACTCGTGCCCGGCGTGGTGCCGAACGAAATGTTATCCGTCGACCCGACGCCCGGCGCCGCCACGTTGGCCGATAGCGTGACCGTGGTCGACGTGAACGCCGAAACCGTGGTCCCGCTTGGAATCGCCGTCGGCGCGTCTACGTCCGCCACGGCGATTCCAACGGCGACCGCGGCGGGCACTCCCGCCGAAAACGTAAGCACGTTGTTCCCCGCCGTAGTCGCCTGGGAAACCTGCGCGGACGCCACGGCAGGGCCATACGCCTCGGTCGATGTCATCGTCCGGTTGTACCGCTGCGCCCGGCCGACGGAATACGCCTGCAGCGTGGCCGTTATCGTGGCCGGCGCGCTGCCACCCGCGATCGACAGTTTCGGGGTAAACGGCGCACTGGCCTTGATAACCTTGCGAGTCAGCGTCTTGCCGTTCGCCGTCAACGTCAGGTGGTTTTGATTAACCGATATTTCGATCGTCGCATCGGCGCCGCTGAATGTTTGCAGCGACGAAACCTGGATCCGCGAACCGTTATTGAACTGTAGGTACGCGCCTCCCGTCGTATAGACCACCGCTGCGGTTTGCGTTCCGGTGCCGCCGTCCATCGCACCGACGGTGACGTTTACGGTCGTGGTGTTGTCGAACGCTGCGCGCTGGCCCGTGAACACCATTTTGAGGTAAAAATCGCCGTCCGTCTGAGGAAAAACGTAAGGCGTGGCCGTGTTGACGACAACCGAGCCAGGCAACGTCGACAGGACGTTGACGCTGCGCTGCGTGGTGTAGTCGACGCCTAAAACGGCCTGCTGAAACCACCGGCCAATATCGATCAGCCCGACCGGCGGGACCGGATTCGACATCCCCGTCGTGAACCCGGATGCGCCGAGTTCCGCCACCGCCCGTATAAGCGACGGCGTCGCCAGGTACCCGGCCTGATACGTGGCGTTCGAATACGGCAGCCCGGCCGCCCGGTTCGCCACGGCATTAGTGATGAACACGATTCCGGGATGGGTCGTATACCCGCCGATTCCATTCAGAAACGTATACAGGTTATCCGGGTTGACGTTATACGCGTCGTTCACGCCCCAATTGAGGAACAGGATATCGCAAGACGCGGCGGCGACGTACTGCGTCCACGTGGCGCCGGAAGAAGCGTACCACGTCAGGCCGTATGCCTGGGCCGCCGCATACGCGCTTGTGTTCAGATATTGCGAAAAGACAGTCCCGGGAATCCCGTAGTTCAGAAACGAAAACGTGACACCGGGATTCTGGCCGAGAAACTGCCGCTGCAGGTGGTACCACAACCCCTCGGTCGGGTTCACGCCCGCCGGCGTCATAAGCGACGTACTGTCACCAGCAATGCACACGTTCACGGTGCCGCCGGCTGCCGCCTTCGCGATTGCCTGGCGCAAGTGCGAAGGCGGGTTTATCCCCGCCTGCAGATACGCCGGGACCGGTGTAGCGCGCGGGGCCGGCGGGCTGCCGGCGACGGCGCACGCGGTCCACAGCGTGACGACGAAAAACGCCGCGATCCAACCGCGCATTAACGTTGCTCCGCGTAAAGGATCGGCGTTCCGGTTTCGGCCACGCAGTTCAGCGCGGCCCGAGATACCCCCGCGCCTGAGTCGGACATATCCTGGCCCGCCGCCAGCATGAACGACCCGACGCCGTGAGCCGATGCGGGTGCCGCGCCGGCGGTGCCCCACCGACACCACGCAGTGTATCCGGTCCCGCCTGATTCCGTGATGAAATCGGTATTTTGCAACCGCCATCCCAGCCGAGACGAGTTCGCGGCCCACACGTTGGCCGCCGTGGTCGAGAGCGCCTGACTCCCGCTGGCGTCCGTGGATCCCCCCTCCGTCGCGCTTGGCACGTAGGACGCCGCCGCGGGGCCGGCGCCTGCCGCCAGGAAAAACCCGGCCAGGATAATCCGCTTCATTGCAACACCCATCCTGTCCCGGTGTAAACGAAATCGAGCGACATATACGGCCGCGTCATCGCAACGGACGTCGTGCCCATGACAGTGCCGGCAGCAGGCTGGACGGTTATCGTGTTCGCCGCCGCCCCGCCCGAGCAATCGGCCACGGTTTGAACGGCGCCCGTGGCCGGCGATGGCATCAAGGTGATCGTCGCGGGCGCAGAATGGTTCACGCACACATGCCTATCGGTCGCCGCGAGTGCCGCGCTGTCGGTGACAGTCGTGACCGTCACGCCGGATCGGACATATGTCGCGATCTGCGCCGCCGTGTGTTTCACGGATTTCCCGGTTGAAACGTTACCGCCCTGGAAAATCGAACCCGCGACCACGGCACCGCCGTCCGCGCAGTTGAAAGGCACGCCGCTCGCGCCCGCGCATTGCGCCCGAGCGGCGCCCGCGCTCAACAGGAAGACCGACGCGGCTGTGAAAACGAGGCGCCGCATTACGGAACCCCGCGCATGATGTTTCCATCGCTATCAAGCATGAGATTCCCATCACTATCATACAAAGGGACGCCGTATTTATCGACCGGCCCGTCCTCGTATTTCCAATCCAGGCTGACCGTCAGGCCCCACCAGGCGCCATTGACAGGCTGGACCAGCCCATCGCCAATCGACGCGCCCATATAGACGACAGGATATGGCGAGGTGAGACCTCGGAATGCGTTCGCAACCGACTTCGCAATGGCGCGGGCCGTGGAAGAACCGGAGTAAGCCGGAACGATTACTTCGACATAGGCCGTTCCGGTTTCCCGCCAGATATCGGCGCCGAGCTCGACCGGGGCCAGGACATCAGACGTGACGGACAGCCTCAACCAAGGCGTCGGCGGCGTTGGCGGCTTGAACGTGGCGTTTGGATACCAGATCGGATATCCGAGCGCCGCCGCAACGAGTTTGGCGGTAATATCAGCGAACGGCGCGGCGCTGCTCATGACGCCCCGCCCTTGACGTGTAGCGTCCAGCCGATGCGCGTGGCGCCGGAATAGACTGGATGGGCACCGCCGGGCAGCACGGCCCAGGTCTCGGTGTCGATGATCACCATCGTCCCGAGGTCAGGCGCGGCCTGGCCGGCGGCGGCAATCTCATCGTCCATGAGTTCCACGACCGCCTCACCCTGCTGCAACGGCGGATTGCCTGTCTCTGGCCGGAACGTGGTCAGATACCCAGTAACGGGCAGATCGGAGGCGGAGGCATCCGCGCGGTGCAGCGTCATCGTCCGGCCCATGCGCGCCAGCAGCCGGCGACGGGAATCGGCGAAGGCGGTCATTAGACGACCGTCACGCTCCGGGACGCCAGGAATCCCTTTACTGCGTCATAGATAGTGGTGATCTCGCCCCCGGTCTTCACGCCCGAACAGACCATGCTGAACGCCATATCGGTCGTGCCCGTGTTCGAGGCTTGCGTCGGGGTGGAACCAAATGTTCTTTGTAGGTCAGTCCCAGTGACCGTGCCGCCGCCAACGTATGTGTATGTGCCGGACAGAGAGTCTCCAGGGCTGTACAGATTCATCACCTTGTTGCCAGTGCCGCCGATTGTCAGGGCGATGAAACGCCAATTCGCGACGGAACTCGGCATGGCCAGGGTGATTTCCGGCGCGGAAAACATGCTCGTTTTCAGGCCGGTGGCCGTTTGCAACGTGACAAAACAGGGGAACCCAGTAGCCAGGCTGTCGTAGTGATCGCCGAAAAGCGTGGAAGGTGCTCCGGACGTCGGACAACGGAACACGCCGGCCAAGGTCCACCCTGTGGTCAACAGGCTTGTTCGGGTGATCCCGGTATCGACGCAATCTGTATTCCCCGCCACGCCCCCCACAGTCGGGGGCGTAGTGTATCCTGTCCCGGCCGTATGGCTGCCGATGCCGGTGACCGCGCCCCCGCCGATTGTCATTATGCTTCCAGCGCCCGACCCACCGCCGCCGTTATAGGTCATCTTCTGCGCTTTGTAGTAATTGGAGCCGCCGGTTAGCAGCGTTGGCGCGACAACCCCACCGCCGGATAGCGTTGGCGACGTCCATGTTGGATACGACCCCTTAGCGCCCTGCGTGATGTAATTCGTGCCAAGGACCGTCAGCGACCCGAGTTGCGTGTTCGCCGCCCCGCCTGGCGCCAGGTTAACGCCCCCGGCACTACCCATCGACCCGTAGAATGTCCAGTGGAGCAAATTGCTGATCGCCGGAATGATGGTGGCGCGATAGCTCGAAAATGTAACGCCCCCGACGCGAACCTCAGTGCTCATGGCATCATCCTACGCACAAGTCGTTT